AGTATTAACATCTGAACGCTGATTAACCCACTCAATAATAGGATTAATATCAGACGCACGTCCCTGTTGATTATTACCAACAGGTCTTTTGCCTTGGGCTACACGCCCAGAATAAATTTTGATTTTATTTAAGAGTGGCATGGTTTAAATTGTTTTAATTATAGGATCAAGTTGTTCTAATTGAAGCCTTGGATCACCTACTGTTTTAAGAGCTAGTTGTACTGCTATTTCTACAACTTTAGTAGCAGCTTTAGACTCTAGTTCACAATCTACATTAGCAACTTGAACAGAGTATTGCGTACCGTAAGTAATCTTAGCAGGCTCTCTTAGATAATCTAAGTAATATGTGTTTATAACACTGCCTGGAAAACTGATTAATTCAAATCTGTTACTATCCGAGACAAGTCTTATAATTTCTTCTTTCCAAGGCTTCTTGAAAGGGTTATTAACTACTTTATTATATTCATCCCTAGTCATTGGAATAACTGGAACTCTTGCTGTAACACTTGCCCCACAATCTGTGTAAGTTATACTTGCTTCTTCAAGCAAAGCTAATCTGTACAGCTGATTTGGACTAACATTAGGAATAGTTACATATCTCCCATTCGGCTTGTTAGTAGCAACAACTGGTAAAGGAGCGACTGAATATGCTGTAGTTATGTTCTTCAGATAATCCAGCCACTCCTGTGATTTTTCCAGTCCCTGTTCAGTAAGTATTTTAATAAACTGATATTGTGCGTTGTTTAGATAAAGATCAACCTCCTCTGGTGTGACTTCAGGAGCAGAGAAATTACTCTGCTTGTCATACCAATGCAGGAACTGTTGATGCATATCTGCAACGGGCATTATCATTTCGTAGCATTAAGTTTAGCGATTAAACCAATCTTTGTTTCTTGAAAATCATCAGCACGAAGGTTTGTAATGACTTGCATTTTGCTAATGCCAATCTCTATACCTCCTGTGATAAAGAATTTTCCACCTTTACGAGAAATAATGTTTTTGCTCAAAAGGTCTTCAAGAAGAACATAATCTTTAAAGTAAGGATTATCAAACGTGTCTAGGAATTCTTGAGGATCATTTTCTACGATATTACCTAAAGTCTGCTCAATAAGATCAGGTTTAGTAATAGCGTCTACCTTAGAAGCACCCTCATTAAATACTTTAAGATAGTTAATCTTATCCTGCAAGCTCATTCCGCTGAACTTGACATAAGCCTTAGTCTTAGTATTGATCTTTTCAGAATCAAACTTAGCTTCTTGCTCAACCGAAGAAAGAAGAACATCAGCTATAGAGTTTACAGCTAAATCTTCTTTGCCCTTAGCTACACGCTTAGAGGCTGAGAGAATCTTAAACCAAAGTTTATGCTTTACGTTATTGTCACAATCAAGTGTCAAACCATCCTTGGGAATCTTGATAGCATTCTTTTTGTCTGCCCAAAACTTAAGGTTGTAAGGTGACAAGGCACCAGCTTGAAGAAACATCTCTTTTTCAAAAGCTTCACGTTCTTCTTCACTTAGCCCTGTAATTACAACATCAGGATTTGAAGCACTTCTCGCAGCTACAATCCAGATTTGAGCACCACTAAAAATAGTGTTACCATCATGGTTAGGGTTAATGGTGTGAAGCCAAGACTTTCTGCAAGGCTTCACTGACCATTTACCGTTTATATTAGCGAGAGGATTTGACACTTTGACTTGTTCTTTTACTTTACTTTCAACTGCACTTTTCTCCATCACTTTAAAGTTTATAGTTTATAACGAACTACTAGAACGTATTAATAAGTTACATCCATGATAAGTTCAGCAGCACTCAAGGGGTTTTTCAACATAATACCTTGAGTAGTCTGGCAGTACATTTCATAGCCATCTACAGGAGATGCGCCCATACCACCATTCTGCGGACCAAAAGGAGTAGTAGAACCAGGTACATACCACTTCACTTCAGCACGACCTTTAGGAGCAACTTTCTGAATGTTAGGCTCACCATTAGTAGTACCAATATTGAAGATAGTCATACGATAGTTTTCAGTGTATCCACCATCTGGTGCTTCCATACGGTGCAATACTGGATCATCATACTGAGGCATGTGGGCTACAGTAATCTTGATACCCTGTGGTCCCATGAATTGCTTGTACTGGCCTCCAAGTCCTTTGTTCTGACCTGAGCCTTTGATACGCTCAGTATCACCAAGAGGAATAAGGATACCAATCTTATCTTCTACAAGCTTATGGAACATAATCATTCCTCTTTCACCTGTAAGAATCAAGAACTCACGCTCATCTTCAGGTAAAATGTTGATAGACAAGTTGGTCATAACTTCCAACAGGTAATCCAAAGTCAAGGTGTTGTAGTAGAACTTATAGGTCGGAGAGATTTGCTCACGCAGACCAGCACCTTGCTTAATGGGGAAACCATTAGGAGCCTTCTGAGTAAAGGTACCATCAGTATTCTGGTTTAAAGTAGAATACATAAGTTGGTTAGCCTTCTCTTTCTGCCACTGGAAGTTGAATTCCATCTCTTGCCATTTGGTCCATACAGTCACAGACTTACCTTCAGAACCAGTCATCTTGATAAGTAAAGGACGATCCTGCATGTTACCAGGTACTACATACTTCTTTGACAAGGTAGAGAACTGGTTACGCATCTCAAACATTGAGCTGAACTGAGTCTCACCATACTGATCATTCAGAGTGTTAGTTACTGAATTGTACAGCTTAGCTACTTTACGACCAGCTTTCAAAAGTTCAAGAGGAATAAAATAAGCAGAGTCTGAACGCATGTGACGTACGGTGTAAACCCAGTTAGTTCCGTCAGGACGACCATCATCCTCAATACGTACACCATGATCTACATCATCGAAAGACACATAATCAGAAGCTACGAAAAATTTCTCAGTAAGAGTAATTTCAAACGTAGTTTTGTTAATGCCAGGAGTTGCAGTAGCAGAGTAAGTTACTGCGATAGGAATAGCACGACGGCTATCACCTTTAAGCATCCACTTGTACTCTCCATCATGGTCAAAGAGTTTAGTGGGGTACTTAGAAAGGAAAGAATCCAGACCGATGTAACCCATACGGTTGAATACCTCCGTTACAATGTCAGAAGCCAGCTGTACGTCATTTTGGTAAATAGCGTATAGGTGGTTCTCAGTGGTAAGTCCTGCCCACGATTTGGCATAACTTACCTGCAAAGAATTAAGTTTTTGTGTTGCGCTCATTTTAAAATTAGAATTAGATTAGAATTTATACTGTTTTTTAGACTGATCTATAGCTTTACGCACGACGCTAATATCAATCTTCTTATTTTTATTACTTTCATCAGGGTAACTGTTAACTACAGTTTTAGTCTTTTGAGCAGCTTTTGTGTAAGCCTTTCTTTCAACTGCATCTAGTTTACCCTCTAATTGAAGCACGAATTGAGCTACTGCCAATTGCATATCTTTAGTAGACATCTTACGCTCAAGTTCAGTCTTACCTTCCCTGTCTCTTCTAGTAATTGCAGAAAACAGTCTTTCTTTATCAGTCTTCTGTAATTGGATACCAGGGATGAAACTTTCAGCTGACTCTATGTCTTTCTTAAGCTGATCCATCTGCTGCTCATATTGTCTTTGAGCAAGCATCTGTTGCTGTTGTGCCTCAGCAGCAAGTTGTTGTTGGTAAGAACTCTCATACTTTTTAAGCTTCTTAAGTGCAACTTTAGCTTCTTTTTCAAGTAGCAAGCCATCCTTATAAGACTCAAGCTTTTCTTTAATCTCGTCTTGGTCGTGGTCTTGTAAAGCCAACCATTGGCCTACAAGTTCCTCTTGCAAAGTCTCATCTTCTTTAAGCTCATCATCTGTGAGATTAGCGTAAGACTCTTCACGAGCTTTTGAGTTAATAAGTTCTGACAAAGGAATACCTTTCATGTATCCATCTGCCAAGTACTTAATCTCATCAGGTAAAGTTTCAAGTGCTTCTTTTTTTACCTTTTCAAAGAACTTCTCTTTAAAATACTCTTCAGAAGATTGAAAGTCTTTCTCATCATAGTCAAAGATGCCCAAGTCATGGGCCCACTTTGCAATCTCTTTGAGAGAGTCTTGATCTTCTTCAGTATTTTCAGAACTACTAAAAGATTCAGATTCCTCTTCCTCTTCTTGTGCTTGCCCAGTATTGAATTGATCAATACCTTCTACTTCTTCTAAGGCAGCTTCTTCAAGCTCCTCTTTTTGCTCTGACTCTACTTTAGTTTCAAAGTGAGTCAAATCTTCCACTTCAGGAATGGTGATCTTGTCAAGTACTGACAAATCAAGTTTGGTTTCCTCTATTTTCATGTTTATGTCTTATCTTCTTTACAACTACACGTATAAACAAGATACAAAGTTAATTTAAGTCAAATCTATTAAACAATAGATAGACTAAAATTTTGTATCTCTCCTATAGCATTTTTATTTCCTACCCTGTCTACTATACTTCTTTCGATAGTTTTTAGAGCTTTTTAGAGTGCTATTTTTCTTTTTACTATGTACTCCAGGACGTCTAACTTTAGCTCTTTTTTGGTATTTAGACGAGCCGCTTTTAATCTGTTTAGCCATAATTATTTACTGACAAAGCATTACACCTGTATATACTCTAACAGGCGTACTATAATAATAATAAAGTACTCTATTTATTTTATCATTTATAATATATACTACTTGCATATCATAAAC